CAGTTCAGGCTTATGTAGATGCTCATGCTTATATTGCTAAAAGAGCCGCAGAATACCCACCTATTGGTGACCAATTAGACGCACTATGGAAGGGCGGTGCAGAAGCTGAAGCGATGCTTGCTAAAGTCCAAGCCGTTAAGCAAAAATTTCCTAAAGGGGTAGCATAATGGCATCAATTATTACAGCCACAACTACAAGTGGATTAACTCAATCTGCTGACAATAGCGGTGTATTACAGTTAGCATCGGGAACTGGTAACTTAGTTACGATTCCATCGGTAACAGGCACAGCAATGGTTAGCGGTAATATGCCAGCGTTTAGTGCTTACAATACTGCAAATCAATCTATTTCTGGTTCAACATTTACAAAAGCACAATTTAATTTAGAAACATTTGACACAAATAATTGTTTTGATTCTGTTACAAATTACAGATTTACTCCTAATGTAGCTGGATATTATCAATTTAGTTCGGGTATTTACACTGGTGGTAATAATGGATTTTTTGGTGTAACTCTTTATAAAAATGGTGGTGGTTATGCCGAATTACAAAGAACAACAAGCACGACAACAGTTTGCGGTGGAAGCACTCTAGCTTATGCAAATGGTTCTACTGATTATTTTGAAATATATGTTTATACATCAGGTTCAGGGTTCACTATGGGTGCTGGTAGTGGCACTTTCTTTTGGTTTACTGGTGCATTAGTGAGGGCGGCATAATGTTATACGACAAAATAATGGCTTTATATCCTAGCCTTACACCACAGGATTTTTTGACTGTCATCACCCTACAAAACGATTCAGACGGCAAAGGCGACTACATCGCCAAGTGGGAACACCCAACTTTGCCACGACCAACAGATGAGGAGTTAGCATAATGCCAATTACCTTAGACGGCACAGCACAACGCTTTAATGAAGCGTTTGAGTACCGCAATGGTGAACTGTATTGGAAGATTAATACCAATCCATCAAAGCGTCTAATCGGTAAGCGTGCTGGTTGTATGTCTAGTATGTATGGTGTAGTAAACCTAGATGGTCAGGCTTACTGTATCCATAAGGTAATTTTCTGTATGCATCATGGTTATATGCCTGAAGTGGTTGACCATATTAACGGAGTTAAAAAAGACCACAGAATTGAAAACTTGCGTGCCGCCAATCACCAATCGAATAATTGGAACAAGACTGTGCAAAGCAACAATAAGTTAAGAATGAAGAACATTAGTTGGCACAAGCAAAACAAGAAGTATTGGGTGCAGATTACCCAAAATAGAAAGAAAGTTTACAGTCAAATGTTTGATGATTTAGAACTTGCCGAACTTGTAGCTGTCATGGCAAGAGAAAAATATCATGGTAAGTTTGCTAATCATGGAGAATTTAAATGCCAGTAATTATTGATGGTACGAACGGGGTCAACACACCCAATACCTTTGCGTTCAAGAATCGCATCATTGATGGCGGTTTCACTATAAACCAGCGTGGCTATACATCAGGCACTTCACTATCGTCAGGTTTTTACGGACACGACAGATGGAAGGGCGGTGCAAGCGGTGGCACATATACCTTTACACAAGGTTCTACTGGTGTTAATACGACCATTACGATTACTGCTGGTTCTATTATTCAAGTCATTGAAGGTGCTAATTTACCCGAAGGTGGCACTTATGTTTTATCGTGGACAGGCACAGCACAAGGCAAAATTGGTTCGGGTAGCTTTGGTGCAAGCGGAATAACAGGCACAATTACTGCGGGAACAAACACTAACATTGAGTTCAACACAGGAACTTGTGGCAATGTGCAATTAGAGGTAGGCTCTACAGCTACTAGCTTTGATTACAGACCTTATGGAACTGAATTAGCTTTGTGTCAGAGGTATTATCAAATTCCTTCAAAACTTGCTTCTAGTGATAATTATTTTTTATTTGGAACTGGTTATACAATTAACAGTACAAGTGCTTATATGTATGTGAAATTTACACAAACTATGAGGACTAATCCAACCATGACCTATAGTGCTGCAAATACTTTTGCAGTACATACTGGTTCATCATCTGTAGTTTCGTGTACAGCAATGGGAACAGAACGAACAACATCAGATACAGCTTGGGTAACTGCTACAGTAGCTTCAGGATTAACTACTGGATATGGAGTATTTTTAATTGGTAATAATAGTTCTAGTGCCAAAATTGAAGCGAGTGCAGAATTATGAAATATAAAATAGTTAAAACAGCTTTACAAACTTTTATTATAGAAGCTCAGTTTGATAAAAGTTCTACTTCTTGGATTCCTGTATCTATTAACAACACCGATTACGCAAACTTCAAAAAAGAAGTCTTAGCTGGTGCAGAACTGCAAGATGCTGATGGGAATGTAATGACACAAGAACAGGCTAATCAATTTGTTGGAGGCTTGGCATGAACTTTATCTTTACATGGATCCTAGACCGCTTTGGCTTTGTCCCCAGGGCAACCCTTGAGTTCCCTATTGAGAAACCAGTTACTGTTAAGCCAGCTCGCAAGGCTGCCAAGAAAGTAGTACGCAAAACAGTACGTAAGAAAGCGTGATTACTATGACACAGCTTACCGAAAAAGAGATTGAAGAGATTGTTGAGAAGGTGACCGAGCGTGTCATCGAGAAGGTCTATACCAATATCGGTAAGTCTGTGGTCACAAAGTTCTTTTGGATTGTCGGAGTCGGAGCTGTAGGTTTAGTTACATTCCTAGCTGGGATGGGCCATATCAAGATCGGCAACTAATGTGGCAGATCAGTTCGGGTTTCTTGATGGCGCAAAGGGCATCAGCAGTTCTCTAAACGCTAGTCGTGAGGTCAGCAAAGAGCTGTCCAAGAGCATTGCAGATACACAGAAAGAGGCATCCGATGTAGCCCAGCAGCGTAACCTTGACAGGCGCAGAGAACTGCGTGAGAACGAAGTCCGCAAGGAGCTGTTCCTAAAGCGTGTGCTAATTGTCTGGGAGCATGAAGAGCAAGTACGCAGAGAAGAGGCAAGGCTGCGAGAAGAGTTCTTAAAGAAGTATGGCAAGCGGTGGGCAGAGGTTGAGACTCTAAAAGCAAAGCTAGAGAAACAAGAGAGGGAGCTGAAGAAAGCCTTTGATTCTGATCTAGCTAAAGCCAAGTGGGCGCAGTTCTGGTGTTTCGCAGTCGCTGCATGGATAGCTTATTTTTTAGTATGGGGAAATAAATAATGTTTACTTTGTTAACAACTCTCGTTTCATTCTTAGCCGGTGGCTTACCAAAGCTCCTAGATTTTTTCCAAGATAAATCAGACAAAGCGCATGAGATGGATCTTGCTAGACTCCAGATCGAGCGTGAGCTGGAGATGCGTAAGGCTGGCCTCGCATCCCAAGAGCGCATCGAAGAGATCCGCACAGACCAGATAGCCATGACCACAGCAGTACAAGAGCGTGAGTCGCTCTATGCCCATGACATAGCGATTGGCCAAGGCGCATCCACATGGGTCATCAATGCTCGTGCAATGGTGCGCCCAGCGATTACCTATGGAATGTTTGTCCTCTTTGCTTTCGTAGAAATATTTGGTTTCGTCTACGCTTGGAAGACAGGAGTTGATTTCACCATTGCTCTTGATGTCCTATGGGATAACGAGACACAAATCATCTGGAGTTCTGTAGTCGCTTTCTGGTTCGGTACACAAGCATTTAAAAAATGATTGACCACAAAGTCATCGAGATGATTAAGCACCACGAAGGTGTGAAACAAAAGCCATACCAATGCCCAGCATTACTGTGGACAGTTGGAGTTGGCCATGTGATTGATCCAAACCATATCAAGGTTCCAATAGCCGAGCGCAAGGCCTTGCCTATTCCTGATGGCTGGAACCGCACTCTATCAATGGGAGAGGTAGATGAAATTCTTGCTCAAGATTTACAGAGATTTGAAAGCGGGGTACGCAGACTATGTCCTGATGGCCTTACTCCTGGGAGGTTTGGCGCACTCGTCAGCTTTGCGTTTAATGTTGGGCTAGGTAATCTCCAACGCTCTAGCCTCAGAATGAAACACAATCGTGGAGACTTTGAGGGAGCCGCTGAAGCCTTTCTCGATTGGACAAAGGCTGGCGGCAAGGTTCTCAAAGGGTTGGTGTCAAGGCGCAATGACGAGCGAGCGCTCTACCTAAGCAACACCATCTAATACTTTCTTACGATTCTGCTTTGCGCTGGTCATTATGACCATCTGGATGGGCGAGAGCATCTCGATGGTGTCCTTATTCAGCGTGTTGAACTCAAGCAGTTTCTTTTGTTTATCAACTAGAGCCAGCTTGGAGTTGGCTACCTTGTCCGCAACTGTGTTGTATTGGCTAATAAACTCTTCAATGTTTTTACAGTTGACGGCATCCTTGCCTGGGATCTGTAGCCTAACTGACCCCGGAGTCGGAAGTGTTGTATTTTTACCACTATCAGGGATGTCCTCTTTAATCGAGTTCAGATCAACTTTCTTTGCTGGCATAGCTGTAGGTACTGGCGGTACTTTTGGAATCGAATCTAGGGGGTTTCTAGCGGTTCTAGAGGCAGCGTTGCCATCGTCATCCTCTGGTGCTATTCCACAGGCAGCCATAAGGCTGTATCTGCGAGCATAGGTTAGGGCTGAGCCGTACCCTTGGGGGTCTTGCTTGCTGGCTGGAACGTGCAGAACTCCACAGGACAGAGACTCACCAGACTCGTGGAGTAGCAATGTTTCTACATTGACTCCGGTATCAGACTCGCTACATTTCTGTATCAGAGCGATGCCGTTATTGTTTAGTGCATCGATGACTGCCTCCACGCAAGCTGAGAGGTCAGCGTAACGACTGCGAAAGTGCGGGTTAGTGGATGTCTTCAAAGCTGGGCCAAATTCTTTCTGTGCTTTGACCATTGCGGTTGCTATTAGTTTCATTTGAGTGCCTTAATGTTTAATGTTGATTGACGAATTGTGTAAGCCTCTTTGGCTGGCACAATCTTGGATGGTTGGGCTTTGTAGTTACGCTGCGGCCATGTGATTTGAAAGTCACCAGCCAATGCGTATGTGCTGTTTCGCATCATGCCCATAATCTCAGTCTGTGCTTTAGCCGTTTCCTCTTCAAGCCTAGATATTTTTTGCTTGTTTTCTAAGATTAATTTGGTCAGCTCCACACCATAATCATCCAGCTTTACTAGCTCACTATCTGAGCTTGTTGGCCACGTCCTTGTCGCATCTTTTGGATTGATGGGTGGATAGTGGTCAATGTAACCGGTGTTTTTATAGCGATCCAGTTTGTCCTGAAACTCTTTGCACGTTCTCTCAATGAGGTCTAGTGTTTCTTGGTGTGGTGCAAACAAGAAGATCCGCAGCTCTGTGCCTTGATACAGTACAGCGATAGCACCCCAAGTCGCTTTCATAATTGCCATCTGCGCTTGCAGCTGAATGGGGCCGCGATATAAGGGCAAGACATCCTCTGGTTCCATCTTGGTTAGCTTGGCCTCTAGGATGCCTGTACCCTCAAGTCTTATAGAAGACTGACCTACCACATAAATGCCACGCTCTGGATCCGTAAAGACCTCCTCCATCGATCCTGTGGCCGTACCATCAAGACTGCATGAGATTGGCCACTTCTCGTGAAAGTAGGGTTTCTCATGGTTAATCTCTAGCTGGTGGCAGCCAAGCCGATGCGCCGCCTCAGTCAGAATCGTTGGCTCTAAGCGATTGCCCCAGTCCATTGACTCGTTTGTTATGTTTTCTAATTCCTCACCATTGATGGCCGCAATACTTGCCAGCAGCTCATCATTGGGTGACCGATATTGGCTCATGCCACAAACCGCTGGGAGGCGGCTTGCGGAGAGCATATCGTTGGGAGTGACCTTACCTACCATTTAAATCTCCTCTTCTATTTTTGTTTCAAGTATTGCTGCTAAAGATTGTGCATACCTAGCCACCGCTTGGCATCTGATGGCGGCCTCTTGGTAGTTGCCTACCATAGTGGCCGAATGAATCTGTCTCATCAGACTGTTGATGATTAATAGGTACTCCGAATAGTCAATCATTTTGTTTTCGCTACAGCTTTTGGTGAACCAGTAAGCCAGTAGCGTTTCCACTTGTGGGATCGATTGTCTTTGTCATGCTCGAACTCGTCAGCAATTCGATAACCGCTTGCTCTAAGTAGGTGTATGTAGTGTGCCAGGCGAGTAATGCCATAGGTGCTAATAGCATCCCAAGAAGTAATACCACGAGCTTTCTTTTGCTTGAGATGGCCAAGTATTGTTTGAAGTTGCGTATCATTTTTGCTCACGTTTTTCATTCCTCGAAAGTAGGTTGCGATATACCTCCCATTTTTTTTGATGCTTGCTGCACTCCGATGGGGGCTGAAATCCATGCTTAATGAATGTAGCCATCACATCCGTCTTTTGCGATGGCACATAGTGCTTATTGATATCGTTGATGTTAGACATAGTTCTCCTTATGAAAGTGCCACGATTAAGACAAATGCAATGACCGAGATTGTGGCGATAACGCGGTCAAAGATGGTGTCCTCAGACTTGTACAAGTCCTTGGAA